TACTTTGTTTGTATACTAGAAGAGGTGGAATAGATATTAATCCTATGAGATGTAGTAACTATAATATTATGGAAACTGAATTTGAAAAATTGTGGAATGTATTTTCGCAGCATGGAAAGACTATGAGGCAATGAAAGATACTAACGTTCAAAAAGTTATAGATTCTTTTCAGTATAGAGAAGAACGAGGTATGCGTAAGTATGGAGTCAATACTGATAGAACTGATTTAAGTACTATGGAGTGGTTACAGCATCTTCAGGAAGAATTAATGGATGCGTGCGTATATGTTGAAAAACTAAAAGGTGAATTAAGTGATGAAAAATCTTAGTAGAAAAGAAAGAGAAGGTCACAAATATTTAATTACAAATATACAGCATGAATCTGAGCATGAAAAATTACAAGTGCTTCAGAGATATGCATTAAATGGTAATCATCAAGAATTTTTTGAATTACTAGAAACAATCTCTGGAGCTGATAAGCGAAGAGATATAATTGAATTATGCAATATGCAAGGGGCGGCATGAATTTAAGAGAAGCTAGGAGCAAACTTCCTGAAGTAAAAGATAATGTAGCTGTTATTCTTTCTGGAGGTATGGATAGTTCTATTGTAACTATGATGTTGGCTAGACATTATGGACCTGAAAAGGTTAGAGCTTTAACTTTTAACTATGGTCAGAAGCAATATAAAGAATGTGAGAAAGCTAAAGATCTATGTAGAGAGTTAGGAGTAGCTCATAAGCAATTAGATATAGGATACTTTGGTCATTTAGTACAGCCTATAAGCGCTAATATTTCTGGTAGTAGTGTAGAGATGCCTACTATTAAAGATGTATTAGGTGATCCTCAACCTCCTACTTACGTTCCGTTTAGGAATATGATGCTGTTAAGTAATGCTTGTGCTTTTGCTGAAGTTGTTCAAGCTGAGCTTGTATTCTGTGGATTGCAAGTTCATGATGAATATGGTTATTGGGATACTAGTCAAGCTTTTGTAGATGCGTTAAATTCTATTACTGCTCTTAATAGAACGTTTAAGACTAGAATTATTGCTCCTTTCTCTCATCTTAGTAAGACTGATGAACTTAAAATTTGTAAGGAACTAGGTACTTTCGATTTATTAGAACATACTTTAACTTGTTATGATCCTGATGAAGAAGGTCGTAGTTGTGGTAGATGTCCTTCTTGTGCTGAGAGGATTAAAGCTTTTGCTAATATACAAGAAATAGATCCTATTCCTTATCAAACTAGACATAGAAAAGGTGATTAATGTGTAGTATTTCTGCTAGTAAAAATAAAGATATACTGTTAAAATTAGTAGAACTTAATAGATATAGAGGTGAAGAATCTCACTCTGTTACTAAGTATAAGTATGAGAATGACTTTGGATTAATAAGTCAAATAAAGTCTTATGGTCCATTAGATGTAGAACAATTAGAAGGTGAATGGGATTATTGTGTTGTTCATCAACAAGCTCCTACATCTAAAGAAGTTAATAATACAGACTTAGCAACAGGAAGATTTATTCATCCTGCTCAAAAAGAAAAAGATTATTTGTGGCATAATGGTATTATCAAAGAGGGTAAGTTTGAAGGAGATTGGGATACTGAATGGCTATTCAATCAAATCACTAGTGAAGGTTTGAGTGAAGTAGATGGTACATTTGCTTGTATGCTTAATTTCGATAATGATATGTTCGTATTTCGTAATGAAATAAGCCCTCTATTCAAAGACGGATCTTCTTTCTCTTCTACAAAATTTGAAGGGTCTGAACCTGTAAAACCTAACACAATGTGGAGGTTAGATTTTGGTACAGGCACTTTAGAAGAAATGTGGAAGTTTGAGACTAAAGAAAATCCTTATTATTTCGGAGACTAATGTTTATACATCCAATAAATGCTTCTACGGAAGTAACTAACATCGATGATGCAATGATACAACCTAATACTATTGACCTTAGAGTCAATAGAGTTTTTAAGATAGGTGGTGGTCCAATGCACATGGATGAGAATACAAAGAAACATAGAAAATCTATTGAAGTGTTACCTGATGAAGATGGTAATTATCTTTTAGATCAAGGTACTTGTTATGAGATTATATCCAATCAGAATGTAGAGATTGCGGACGGCGAGATTGCTATTGTACTTGGTAGAAGTACTTTTAACAGAAATGGCGTTCTTATTGTAAGCTCTGTTTATGATTCCGGCTTTAAAGATTTTGCAGGAGCTACATTATATAATATTGGAGGAGAAACTACTCTTAAACCTAACACTAGATTTGCACATTTAATTGTTGCAAAAGCAGAAGCATTACACAAATATGATGGCGACTATGGCGAAAAAAGTTGAGTTAAAAAACTCTGTAATTAAAATGCTGACACCTGAAACATTTAACTTAGACGTTAAAAAACTGTCAGCTAAAATGCCTGTGATGGACGCAATACTGCATTATTGTGAACTAAATAAATTAGAATATGAAACTGCAGCTTCTTTGATATCAACCGATCTAAAAAGATTATTAAGAAAAGAAGCTGAAGAATTAAATTTTATTCCTACTACATCTAAGTTGCCTTTATGACTTTTGCTATGTTTGTATTTCATTCAGCACTTATATATGGAGCTTACTATATGTTAGCAACCTGGGATAGTTATGGAATGCTATGAAAATATTAGTATCACTTGAAACAAAACAGTCGATTGATATAGCACATAGAATAGTTGACTATGTAGATGGTTTTAAAATAAATCATATGCTATGGGATGAAATTATTGCATGGCCTGAAGATTGGGCTAAGTATCGTAAGAAAGAATTGTTTGTTGATTTTAAATTATGGGATACTCCTAATACGGTTGAAACTGTTGTAAAGAAGATTATTGATAGAGGTGGTACTATGGTTTCTATCAATGCTCATAATAGTCAAGATGTATTTGAAAGATTAAAAAAATTATCAGATCAAATAAAGTTAGTAGGTGTAGTATCTCTAACATCTTGGGATTATGAAACTGAACGTGCAATTCTAAGAGATACATCTTATAATGTTTGGTTACAAAGTATGCATAAACTTAGAAGATATAATTTTCAAGATTTAGTAGTACCTGTAACAGAATTAAGAACTATTAAATCGCTTGATTTTACCGGACCAAGCGCATTTAGATATATCTGTCCTGGAATAGTCTTTGAAAAAGAAACGTCTGGGCAAACAAGAACTGGTTCACCTAAACAAGCAAAAGATGAAGGTGCAAGTACAATCATATTAGGAAGAACTGTTACTGAAGCAGAAAATCCTAATGATGTATTAGTTAAGATAAAAGGATCATTATGAGCTTTCATGTAAGAGAACAACATTTATTTGAAAAAGTTGACTTCATTGGTCATTCAGGTGATCAGTTACATTGGAAAATAGAATGTGATGCTATAACATCTCCTGAATGGGAATGTTTAGCTACTATGATAATGGAGAAAGAAAAAAGACCATTTCAAGCTGCTATTGGTATTCCAAGAGGCGGATTAGAATTAAGTAGATGGTTGAATAATTATTCAACACAAGATCCAAAAGATCCTTATCTTATATGTGATGATGTATTAACTACTGGTGGATCATTTGAAGAGTTTACTACTTCTTATTTTAGAAATAGAGATCCAAGAGTTGGTTATTTTGGATGGTGTGTATTTGCTAGAAACAAACCTCAAGATTGGGTTAAAGCCTTATTTCAAATGCCGTATGAATGAATTTGAGTGCTATAGTCTGTATACTGCGCTGAAGTTACATTTTACTACTGATTACGATTACTTTAAATATAACGGTAAGTGTAAAGTATCTCCAGATTCTTTTAACAGAAGAAGAGAAAGATTCTTCTTTAAAAAGTTATCAAGAGAATATAATGATGCAGATCTAAAAGACTTTCTAGTATCTAATATTCAGAACGATATAAATACATGGATAGGAGACGCATTCGGTGAAAAGTGCGTTACTACTTATCGTGAATGGAAAAAACGTATTCAAAGTTTGCAATATGTTTTTAAAGAGGATTGTAATAAGATTATTAAATCTGATGATCCTAATGCTTTCGATAGTTTGTTCGAAGTAGAAGAAGGACAACATCCTGCTATACTAAGACACGCATTAGCAAAAACTATCAATATTGAGACATTCATTATGTTAAATGATGTCTTAGGATTCGTACCTAAGTTTAATAGACAGATTAGAGATAAAATTATCTGGCCTGAATATAGAACTAAGTGTACGAAATATAAACCATTCTTTGATCACGACTTAAAAGCGACTAAAAAGACGTTGAAAAAAGTACTTGATATTTAGAATGGAATATACTATAATATTATGATATTAGTGAATAAGACGAAACACAACGAACAAAGCAGTCATAAGGAGATATATGTCGTTTGCAGATATGAAAAAGAAAAGAGGTTCCTCATTAAGCCGCCTCAGCGAAGAGCTTAATAAAATCAACAATCCCGGATTTGGTGTAGATGAGCGTTTTT